AGCAAATTTGGAGGAGACCCTTATGTGAGTATGGGAGACTATTCTGCCGGACGAGAAGATAATGATCCATTAAAAGGAAAAGCTTACGGTAAAGTTACTTTTAGAATTAAGAGTGAATTTGAAGAGGACGAGTGGAATAAAGTAACAGGGTTTATAAAAAGCAAAGGTTTAGAAATTACACAGGATAGCAACTATTACGATATAGAGCCAGGAGAAAGAGAGTGGTTTCCATCTGTGAATTTTAATTTTAATAAAAAAGAAAGTTAGAGCAGATGAAACTAACTAGAATCCTTATAGGAGAAATATTAGAATCAAACAGGGGTTTTGAAATAGAAATAGATAAACTTAAAGACAAAGGAGCTACATATTTAGGATCTGGCGATTATGGATCAGCTTACTTACTAGACGGAAAAGTACATAAAGTTACTACAGATGAAGTAGAATTAGAACATGCTCTACTATTAAATAAGAAAAAAACAAATAATTTTGTATACATCTACGACGTAGAGGTTATTGATACTAAGTTAGGAATAGTGGTAATGGAAGTACTGGGCAAACTAAAAGAAGATATCCCAGAAGAATTCGTTGAAGCTACCCAAATAGAAGCAGCCAGACTAGGAATAGACCCAGATGAATTAGACTTTGTAGGAGACAACATTATGGTGCACCCTAAATCAGGTAAATTAAAAATGATTGACGTATAAGTTGCTCATTACACTTATTTTTCGTATATTATAGTATAATAAGTACGTAAAATTATATGGAGTATTCTTTTTTATTGGGTTCTATTGAGAACTTATTAGGTAAATCTCATAAAAGAGCAAGATCTAACCATGCATTCCATTGTCCTTTCTGTAACCATCGAAAACCCAAGTTGGAAATTAATATGGCTACTAATGAAAAAGGTCACAACCCTTGGGAATGCTGGGTCTGTCAAACCAAAGGCCGTACTATCAGATCGTTACTTAAACAACTTCAAACACCCAAGGCTCAAGCAGCACTTATACTAAAGTACTTACCGAAAGGTTCAGAGATAGAATACACAGGACTATCTATTGTAGAGCTCCCTAAAGAGTACCAAAGACTAGATGAAGCAACACCTACATCAGTCATAGCAAATTTAGTTAAAAAATATCTTTATGACAGAGGACTTACCGACAATGATTTTATTAAATATGGTATTGGATACTGCACAAGTGGAGAGTATGGCGGACGAGTTATTCTGCCAAGTTATTCTGGATCCAACAGGCTCAATTATTTTGTTGGAAGAAGTTTTGACGGCAATTACTTTAAGTACAAAAATCCGGAATCTTCCAAAGACATAATCTTCTATGAAAACTTAATAAACTGGGACTGTCCTATCATATTATGTGAAGGAGTTTTTGATGCTATATCAATACGTAGAAATGCAATACCCATTTTAGGTAAGAGTATATCAAATGAATTATATAAAAAAATATTAACAAGTAAATTAACAGACATCTACATAGCACTAGATGAAGACGCTAAAGACGTAGCTTTAAAAATTGCTGAAAAACTTATAGCAGGAGGTTTTAGAGTATACCTAATTGAACTACCCGGTAAAGATCCTTCTGAAATGGGATTCCAAAACTTTACTGAATTAGTACAGAACGCAATAGAATTAGATTTTTCTAAGATAATGTTGCAAAAATTAAATTTATGATAAAACAGGGAATGAACATTCTTGAACAGAATGAAAAGAAGAGATTAGATTTTAATCCACAACTAAAGCAGATTAATTTCTTAGATAGAAGAGTTTACAAGAGAAAAGAAGGAGTATACTACCCTTCAGTTACTACAATACTTCAATACATGCCAAAGAATAAGTTCTTTGAATCTTGGCTTAAAGATGTAGGACACAACTCTGATTTAATTATGAGAAGAGCGGGTAAACAGGGAACACAAGTCCATGAAGCTTGCGAACAACTAGTACTTGGAAATGAAGTCTCATGGATGGATGACTACGGTAACGCTAGATACTCCCAGATAGTTTGGGAAATGATATTAAAGTTTGCTGATTTCTGGAGAACTCATAAACCTGAATTAATATCCGCTGAAGACTTTGTATGGTCAGATGAACACAAGTATGCAGGAACAGCAGATTTAGTAGTTAAGATGCATGGAGAAATATGGCTACTAGATATAAAAACATCTAACTCAGTACATAAGTCCTTTGATCTACAGCTTTCAGCATACGCTAAAGGATTAGAAGAAGCTAAAGGAATTAAAGTCGAACGTACAGGTATAATATGGTTAAAAGGCCACTCAAGAGGTCCTTCAAAGCAGAAAAATGTTATACAGGGAAAAGGGTGGAAAGTATTGCAGATAGATGAAATTGAAGAGAACTTTGAATTATTTAAGATGATATACAAACTGTATTCACTAGAGAACCCTAATACGGAACCTATTTATAATAGCTACCCAACTACCCTTAAATTGTAAACATATGAATAGAATACTACTCTTACTGCTATTAACACTATTAACAGGATGTGCTTCTTTTCAAGTTAGCACTTTAAATCATGACCCAATATACTCTATTGAAGGCTCTGATGCTGAAATAACGGTAATTGATAATGAGTTTGAACTTCAACGATTACTTAGAACAGACTTTAACTTTAGATATGACTTTGCTCAATACGCAATAAGCCAACCTAGATCGTTTGATTGGAACAATAGAGTACTAGGTAATAGATATAGCTTTTATAATCCTTACTACAGCAGAACACAAATGTGGAATGATTGGGTCTGGGGTTATAATTGGAATTCACCTCATAGATGGTCACCATTTGGATATGATCGATGGGGATATAACAACTATGGATACGGAATGGGTTGGTCGTATAGCTGGAACAATAGGCGTTGGTCAAGCAACAGTTGGAATAATACTTATGGGTGGAATAATCATTACGGATGGAATACCGGTAATAATTGGTTTTACGGTAATAATTATAATAGAAGAACAGCTACATCCAATATAAACGGGAATCGAGGAAGAGTAGTGCAAACAGTAACAAGAAGTAGAAGAACAGTTAATACGAATAACAATGATAAAATTATCAGACTTAATACTAGAACAATCAGACCGACCGAAAGCAGTAATAATGGCAGGAGGGGGAGGAGTAGGCAAATCGTACCTACTAAACCAGTTATCATTAGACAGCCTCCAACAGTACAACCCAGACAAATACGTAGAGGATCCGGATCACCCGTATTACAACAAACTAGGTCCCGCATCAAACCAGGTAGCTAAAGATGTAGCAGCAGCTACCGGAGATAAGCAAAGCTTCGTTTGGGATACAACTGCATCAGGAACTAGGTTTATGTCTCAACTAGAGACTATGATAACTAGTGGATACGATATCTATATGGTTATGGTATATGCCCATCCTATGATTTCATACGCTGCAAACTTCGAACGTTCAGAAAGATCTCTACCATCAGTAGCAGTCTTTTCAACTTGGAGGAATGCTTACCAATTGATAGGAGAGTATCAAGAAAAGCTGAAAGGTAACTTATCAATCTATGTAAGTGATAGAGGAGGAAAATACTCTAAAGAAGTAGAAGACTTTAATAAAGCTGCAGAAGCAGGTGTAGATGGTATAAAAGAATACCTAACAGCATATAATGAAGAAACAGGAGCAGGAAAGTCAACATTCTTTAAACCAGTAGAAATGTCTAAAGAAGAGGAAACTGCGTTCAACCAAGCAATACAGAATGTAGAGTTTGATAACAATAACCGATCAGAAGATAAAGCAGTAAAAACAGTATTTTTAAAGGCATTTCAAAAGAACGGAGTTAGCCCCGGGGATGATAAGTTAAAAGCTGCAGTAAAGAAATATAGAGAAAATAAAGAAAAGTCTGATCAAAAAAATAATGATATCTTAGAGAATATAGCAGAAATGTTATTTAGCCCTACATTCCAAGAACTATTAAAACATTCAGAGGTAGGAGAAATAGATAGAAACGTACAAGCATTTTTAGCATGATAGCACTTTATCCCGGAGCTTACAAACCTCCACACAGAGGACATTTTAATGTAGTTAAGTCTCTTTTAGATAATTCATATAATGGATCAGTCTACGATAAGGATAACTATAAAGAAACCGGAACAGAACTTCTTAAGGGTAGAAGTACCAATAAACCAAAGGTAGATAAGGTATTAGTTTTTGTAGGAGCAGGTGAGAGAAACGGTATAACTAAGGAAGAGTCAATGTCTATTTGGAATATATACGCTAAGTATTTAGGAAATGTAGAAATATTAGACGGCGGTTCAAACCCAATGTTTGCTGCAAAAGATTATGCCCAAGCTAACCCTAAATTAGAATTTGTCTCTGTAACAGGAATTAGAGGAGATAAAGATTTTGTTGACTTAAGAAGAGTTACCACATTTAAAAATGCTCCTAATGTAAACGGTTTAGCTTTAGCAGCAGAACCTGGATCAGGAATTAGAGCTACTGATTTCAGAAACACAATACTTTCAGGTAATTTAGATAAGGTTTTAGATTTTTTTCCTGAAGTTCTGCCTAAAGAAGAAATACTAAGCATATTAACAGACCTGAAAGATAAAATAGTATCTGAGGTATTAGCAAATAGTATCGAAGGATTTATTGATAATTACTTCATCAAAGAAGATACTGTAAATGAAATCGGAGATTTATCTCAAGAGCCATATAAATGGTCAGCCTTCGCTAAACCCAAAGATTCCTCAGACCCTTATACGTATTATGACTTTAATACAGATAATGGCACTAAGTATCAAGTTATATTTAATCGAGAAGAATTCGGTAAGACAGTTAATTACGATATGTCATTTGTAGCTAAAGGTAAAGACGGTAAAGGATTCTCTGCAGATGCTCTTACTGGAGATAATGAACCATTAAAGGTTATGTCTACAATAGTTGACATTACAAGAGAACAAATTAAGAAGGCTGGAGATGTTGAGTTTATTACATTCGAACCTACCAAAGGCAAATCAGGAGAAGAAGGAGCTAAAGGAAATACTCGAAGTAAGTTATATAAAATTATCATTAAGAAAAACTTTCCAAAAGCAAACGTTAGTGGAACAGACACTGTAGTTGTAGATATGACAGCATATTTAAACAATGACTTAAAAGAAGCAGTTGTAGGTGATAAAATCGAATGTGACAATTGTGATTGGAGTTGGGATATATCAAGTGGTGGAGATGATCTACATATATGCCATAAATGTGGACATGATAATGAACCTGCAGACAGTACAGAAGCAAAACTTGAATTAAAAGACTACATAGCATCATTAACTGAGTACATGATAGATCAGGGTATGAATATAGTACCTCTTCCAGAAGTATTAATAAGGAAAGATGAAGTAAATGCTTCAAACTTTTTCGGAAGAACAGCGTACTATGATCCTAATGCTAAAGAAATAGTAATATATACCACAGGAAGACATGATAAAGATATAGTAAGATCCTTTTCTCACGAAATGATCCACCATATGCAGAACCTAGATGGAACTCTTCACAATATATCGACACAGAATACTAATGAAGACGGTAAACTTTTAGAATTAGAAAAAGAAGCATACCTTTTAGGTAATATTACTTTTCGAAACTGGGAAGATAATTTAAAAAATATAGAAGGAAAAAACTAACAAATAAGTTGGTTACTACCATATAAGTTCGTATATTTAAGTATTAATACTATAAATAAAAAAGGTTATGAATACAAGCATTGTAGATTTATTAGAAGCACATCCTCCAACTTTAGAAGAAAAAACATCTAAGTATCAAATATACTGTGATATGGACGGAGTATTAACAGATTTTGAAAAGAGATTTTTTGATAAAGTTAACGAAGTAGGTCCTGATTACTATCCTCTAAAGGATATTAAAAAAGTTATTAAGCCAAAAGATTTTGAAGCAATTTTTGGAATAGAAGAATTCTGGAAATTTATTGATAAAACCGTCGGAGTAGCATTCTGGGTGGGAATGGACTGGATGCCTAATGGAAGAACCTTATGGAGCTTTATTTCAAAATATAATCCAACATTACTAACTTCTCCTTCTAGAGACAATACATCTAGACTTGGAAAGAACGTATGGGTTAAAAACCAGCTAACACCTAAACCTAAAGTTATATTTGCATACTCAGCAAGTAAACAAAAATTTGCTAGCCCTACAAGTATATTGATAGACGATAAACCTTCTAATATTGAACAATGGAGAGCGAAAGGCGGTATAGCTTTTAAAGTAAAAAAAGGAGATATCACAGAAGCAATTAACGGATTAAAAGAGTTAGGATATGAGTAGTAAACTGAAAAAAGAATTTAAACATTCAGACGTAGAAAGAATCCGTAACATAGTTAACAAGGACTACACTGGTAAAACTAAAGCACAGTCAGGATATAAAAGAATATACGAAAGCCATAAAGAAGGAGACATATGGGAAGAATCAGGGAAAAAATGGACTGTTAAAAACGGCATAAAGCAAAATATTACTAAATTAGACGCTGCTAAACAAGCAGTTAAGGTACCATTAACTTGCCCTAAATGTGAAAAAGCAATAAAGTCTTATATTTCAAAAGAAGCATATAAAGTAAATAAGATGTGTTTTGATTGTGTGATAGATTGGCAAACAGAGCTTAGAAATAACGGTATGTTAGAAGAGTACCTCACCCACGCTAAAAAGGGTAACTTAAAGTACTATATAAATGAAATTGAAGATCAACTAAAAGACACATTAGAACAGACTAATGATTACGTTACTGAGCAAGGAGATATAGAAAACTGGAATAGCAGTAAAGAAAAAGAAAGAGCTATTGTATCTGAAAAAGTTACCGAATATATCTCGTACCTAAAGAATAAGCTAAATTAACCTCTATTTATTAGATATACTCAAAAGCTTTATATATCGTAAATAGCATGACACAAAAACAACTACTTGAATCAGTACTAACTGAACTAGTTCACATAAAGAAACACATGCCCAATGGAGAATTAAAATCCATGCAATCGGACATGAAAACCTTAAAAGAGGATGTATCGGACTTGAAGTATACCCTACTAAACCCAGAAGACGGAGTTATAGTTAAAACAAACAAAAACTCACAATTCAGAAGAAAAATGGAAATAGGTGAGAAAGAATTTACTTCTAAAATGATTGAAGTCCAAGATCTTAAGAGATGGAAAGATACTGTATCTAAAGCTCTATGGATTATATTTGGTATTTTAGCAGGTTTAGTATTTAAAGTTTTTGTTGAGCTGATAAAAATAAAATAAAGATGAAAATAAAATAAAATGCCTGTAAAAATTAAACCAAGTTCAAAAAAATACCTTAAAACCAGTAACGGTAAACTAACAAACCAGTGGGTATGGGAACATTACACTGTTAGCAGTACATCAACAGTAGAACTAAAGAAGTACCTTACTAACCCATCGTATAAGAGAAAGAAAGCTGCAATAAAAAAAGAACTAATTAAAAGAAATGAAGAAATCTGAACTAACTAAGTTAATTAAAGAGGTACTAGAAGAAGGTCCTCATGATCCGGTTAAACCCGGTATACTTAAAAAACGTTTAGGTAACCTATCTTGTTCTAAAGTTAGAAAAGCAAAATCAGGTTTAAAAGACAAAGGAACTCACTATGCAAAAGCATTACAAAGATATTTAAACTACCATTGTCAATAAAAATAGCAAATACCGCCCTTCATAGAGAAGCATACTTTACAAATCCAATAGAGGATGTAAGTATACTAAGAGATAAAACCTCAGTAGACTTATTTGACCAAAATGGATACCATCTAACTAAAGCAGAACAAGCATACCTTTCTTACAATGGGTATGAACCAATAGCAAGAAGACATGAAGACTGCTTAAGGTACGACTGGTTACTTTGGGATAAGAAAGAAGGTGCTCATATTAACCACTCAGACATATTTGAAAGGAAAGGATTCGATTCAACAGCAAAAGTTCAATTAGAGGCAATGTCAGAATATAATCCTATGTTATGGAAACTTATTAAAATGAAACCTAAATGGGGAATAGACATATCAATAGACTATGTTTCAGAGCTTAAATGCTTTGAGGTATTTCATTACGAATGGGATTCATTTATATACGAAGAAGTAATTCAAAAAAAGTTGGAAATTGAGAAATTTATTCTTAACTTAGATTGGGATCAAACAGCTATAGATCTTTGGAAAGTTAAACATGAATGGATAAATTTAGATTTCTTTGAGCAAACCCAATGGAGAACAGATTTCTTTGGATTAGAGCCTGAGAAGTTTAAAAACGTTATTTGGGAAGAGTAATCTATTTATTTATATAGCTATACAACATAAAACTAGTAATATGACTTACGAAGAATTAAAAACACGTTTAACCTCTGTTGAAACAACACTACATCAACTACAAACAGCAGAATCTAAAGCGCTAACTACAACCTACGTAGAAGACTCTATAAAGCAGTTAAACATAGTACGTGAAAATATACTCTCAAAAATGAAAATATTAGAAGAAGGAGACGAAACTATGTTCGTTTCAACAAAAGGTGGAGACACTAAAGCAGTTCAGATGGATAGAAAAGCAGCAATGGACTTAAAAAAAGATCCAGCTATCACAGGAATAGATACAGCTAAAGGAGCAAAAATTAAAGAAGATGAAGGAATAAAGTTCTCTAAAGATGAAACAAAATCAATTGCTAAGTCAGTCGGTAAAGCACTAATTAAAGCTCTTAAGAAAGCAGGAGACGAAGTAGCAAGAATTAAAGCACATCGTTTAGAAGAAGGGAGTTTTGATATACACATTATATACAAAGGTGAAAGTGGAGAAGACGAGTTTTCTTTTTATATTACTGATGATACGTTACACCTTGTAGATTTCTCTTTTGATAAAAAATTAGTAGAAGTAGGGGTTAAACCTTCCGGAGAAGCAATTGTTAATATAGATGTACTAGCAAACGAATTTATGAAACACTTCAGATCCTTAAACGAAGGAGATTATGACCCAGACCAAATGCAAAAAGACGATGAAGAAGATCATGGAGTAGGTTACGACGATGAAGGTCGTCCATTAGGAGAAGGGTACGAAGATACAAAAGGTAAAGCACTTTATCCTATACTTAAAGCAGGTGCTAATGCAACCGGAGATGAAGTTGAAATGTACGTAAAATCATTAGCTAAAGATATTGAGTTAAATGGTAAAGAGCAGTACAAGGAGTTCACATCAGATGATTATGTTGAAGATTTTAAAAACTATATTGCTGATAAATCATTAAATGAAGGTGAAGGAGATGATCATCATTATATTAAAGTAAAAGCACACGACTATAAGAAGGCTATGGCTATCTTAGATCAGAACGTAGATCCAACTTATGTTAAGATGGAGGTTGTTGACAATGACGGAGCCGGTAATGTTATTATATACTTTATATTTAAACATGAAGCTGGTTTTGACGACATGTATGATGACTCAGAAAACCCAGATTCAGAATTTTATCAAGAACCAGATGAAGATCCACAAGCATTTATTTATGATGTAGTAATGGACTTAAGAGCAAACGATATCGAATTAGCAGATCATTCAGCAGATATGGATGAAGCAGTAGATAATAGTGATTGGGCTATGAAAATTCGTAATATCAACCAACACGGAAGACAAATGAAAAAGTTGGATAAAATGAAAAAAGTTACACCAAAAATTAATCCCGACTATAAAAAAGCAATTGGTATCTCTCCTAGAGTAAAAGCAATCATAGATAAACTTGAAGCTAAAAGGGCTCAAGTGATGAGAGACATGGAGCAAGAGGCAGAACCACAAGGAGGACCTATTTCTGACAAATATGGAGACATGTTAAACAAGATAGATACTGCACTTGAAAAAGCAAGAGGTGGAAAAGTAGTTCACTATGATGACAGGCAGGTAGATACAAGTACAAATGAAAATGCAATAGATCCAGCAGAATATGGAGATATAGGTAAAGGATACCTTGCAGGATTTAAAAAACAACATACATTATCCTTAGATCAATTAGAGCAATTAGGCCGTAAGATAGTTAAGCAAATATATAAAGGAGACTTTCAAGCAGCAAAAGCTAAACACCTTAGTGAGGCAGGATTTCCTGATGATAGTTTATTTACTTTTGGATTTGATTTAGATGAAATACAGTACGTAGTTGATTACTTACAAGCTAACTATTCAGAACAAGACTACGAACTTCATGTAGGAAGAGGAGATACTCATCCAAATGCAGTTACTTTAATTAATCCAAAAATGGAATATGATGCTGAACTAGGAGACTTATTAGATGGAGCAAAAGGAAGTGATCAAACAGACTATGAGGACTACCGCAGAGAAGAAGATGACTATGCCAATAATGAACTTCCAGAAGAAACTAAGAAGCTTAACGAATCAGCTTCTAGAGATTTAGATGAAATTTTTGGAGCATTAGGATATAGACAAGGTTTTGACGAATTTATAGAAGACAATCCTGGATGTGTAGAAGTAATAATGGAATGGATCGGAGGAATATCTGATTTTCAAGAAAAATTATCTCAAGAATACGATAATGAAGAGTTAGAAAATTTAGGATTTTACTTTGGCGATGATGATTATAACGAATCACTTCAAGAAGGAAGAGGAGATCTAGACACTATCGTAAGAGTAATTACTGATATGGCTAATGAAGACGGCATAACACCTAAAGAAGCAGCATTAGAAATAATAGAAGCAATTAGAGATGCATATATAATTGATGCTTACGATGAAGGAGTTGTCAAAGAATCACTTAATCCAGAAGTATCAAAATCAGTAGATCGTTTTATCAAAGCAATGGCTAAGAGATACGGATATGGAGATCAAGATGCTGTATATGCTATCATGGCAGCTTTAAAACAAAGAAACTTTGATGGAGTTAAAGAAGGAGACGGTCTATGGGCTAATATAAATGCTAAGAAGAAAAGAGGTGAAAAAGCATCTCACGGTAATTCAAAAGCATTTAAGGCAGCTAAAAAGGCAGGAAAAGCTTTAGCAAAGACTAAAGAAAGTGTATTAAAAGAATATACAGATCAAAGTTTTAAAGGCTCAGAAGTAATAGACGATGCTAATAAGCGAGGACCAGATATGTTCGGAAAAGGTATATTTGCAGAGCTACTACCTAAAGGAGTTGCTAGTGAAAACGATGCTGTAGAGGCTTTAAAGAAACATGATAAGAGCGGTATTAAAGCAAGAATGGGACAATATGCACCAATGTTTGTTCACCTTCAATATCATGACATAGAGCATGAAGGCGTGGACTACAGAATGCATCAAACACAGTACTACAATAGTAACTTTAAAGATAAAGATCCAGACTTTAATCCTGCAGTATCTAAAATTACTTTATTCAAAGTTCTTGAAAAAGCTGCTTCTCACCGAGAAAGTAATAAAGAAGAAAACTTAGGTACTATTATTGTTAAGACAGCTGAGTACGTACAAGATCTTAGAAACTTACCTGGATTAGGGAAAAGAGTTAGTGAAGTAGTTAATGAATTAGATGGCAATAAATCAAAAGAGTTAGTGAAAAAAGCAGTAGCTGATATTAATGGAGCAATGTTTAATTTCAGACATTCAAATCCATTAAAAATGATTGCTGCTAAAGATAAAGACTTAAAGGTTAAATTAGATGCAATGCATAATGCTATATTTGATTTAGAAAAAGTACTAAAAGCTAAGAATATAACAGAAGCTAAAGGAGGTCAAATTATGCCTGGAGATTATGTTAAAAATCAACACGGTAATATTTACCAAAGAGTAGATGGAAAAGTTGGTAAACATGATGCTTATGTTAGAGTCACTAACGGTAAAGCAGGTAAAAAGAAAACTGGCTTACATGACTCTTTTAAACTAACCTTAGTGAATAAAAGTGAATTAACAGAAGCATCAGTAGTAGAGCAATCCTGTAAAGTAGGAGACATTTTAACTAAAGATGGAAAAAAAGGAAAAGTAATTAAGCATTCAGAAACACAAGCTACTGTAGACTTTGGAAACGGAGATGTATACGGTATAGCACATAGTAGAATCAAAGACGGTAAGATATTAAAAGAAGCTACTAGACAAGATTTAGGAATGTCTTCCTCAGTATCTAAACGTAGAGCTAAAGCAGAACTTAAGAAACCTGGAAATGATGGTTCTAAGGTATACGGATTAGATAAAGAAGGCAAAAGAGTTCATATTAAAAATATCAATGACGTAGATAAATTTAAGAAGTTTGAACTTGACGCTGATTTGAATGAAGTAATAAAGGAAGAAGCTACTTGCTGCGGTAAATGTGGTAGAGTGCACGTTAAAGGTAACTGTAAAAGACCTTACCTAAAAGGAGCTAAACACTGTAGAACTAAATAATATGCATAAATTAGAGAAACTTATATTAGAATCATTTGCAGAACTAACTGAAGAAAGAGAAGCAAAAACTCTAGGATTAGAGGAACTTCCTAAATCATTTAGAGCAAGTATTGAGAAAAGATACGGCGTTTCAAAATGGCCTGAAAAAGACTTTGTATCTTCAGATATGAAAACATATTTTAAAACTACATCTGTGGAGCCATCAACAGGTAACATAGGACATAAACCTATTTCTTTACCTTCTTTTGAAGAGTTATATAGTAACTTCTCAGATATCGTAGGAGACATTAAAGGACTAATGGGCAACCAGGATATTAGGACAGATAAAAAAGCTAGAGAGTTATTTGAATTAATTAAAACTAATTTCAGGAAACTGCAAAGGTACCTCAGAAACGAAAGACCTGACCAGTATGAGCTTATGAAAATGAGACGCTCTATGGAAGAAGCAGTAGGTGATTTAGTTAAGTTAAAAGATAAGAACGGTAAAGGAGAAGAGCATGAAATTGAATCCGAGTTTACAGATAGCCATAAACAAGACTTCTTTACTGTAAAAGGTAAGAAAGGTATATATGATAAACTAGACATAGTAAAGGAAGAAGGTGAAAAGAATGCAGTATTAGAAGATGCTACGGATATTATGATAAATAAATTCCCAACATTAAAAGCAGCTATTATTAAACTACAGACTGAAGATTTTAAATCATTTGTTAACTCAATTGACTGGGTATCACCAAGACCTACAGCTTTTAAGGTAAACTTAACTAACGGACAGAGCTACACTTTAAAATGGTTAGGAGAAGGCTTCGAAGCACAGATACTAGGAAAAAGGTACTATATTAATAAAGTCAATGAATACCAACAGGCACTAGATAAATTAGCAGTACTGTATAAAGAAGGTCCAATTAAATCAGCAGAAGAACCAGCAGAAACAGATACTGACTCCGGAAGCGGAGGAGGAAGCGGAGGAGACTTCCCGGGTGAAGATGGAGGTTCAACAGGAGGAGATAGCGGAGACTTACCAGCAGATTTAGGAGGAGAAGAAACAGGAGAAGAAGGTGGAGGAGCTGATCTAACAGACGAACCAGTTGACTTTGAAGAACCAGCAGAAGAACCAGAAGCATAATATTTAATACAGACTACTATGAAAGATACTTTTGATGTACATAAATGGAATAAAGCCCGTCATATAGACCAAGCTAAAATTGATAATATAAGCAACGGACTAAACGAACAAGAAGATTGGCAAGGAAAAGAATGGAAAAATAGAAAACTTTTACTTGAAGTAGTAGAAGGTTTTCAAAGAGAACTAGAAGAAGTAGAGGATGTTAAACTATGGGATGACCAAACATCAAATGACTGGTGTCATGATGCAATTGAACAACTCTCAGCAGCAGCACAAAGTATAATAGGAGAATAGAGATATGAATCTTATAGATAAAGTCTTATTAGAATGGTCGTATAAGACCAAAAAAGGATATCCCGACATTAATAGTCAAGAGGATATGGATCTGTTTGAATCTATGTTTGGCTTTAATCTATCAGAAAGAAAAGGAGAAAATGAAGCTAAAATAATAAGCCAACTCGTTTCTAGGTTTCCTGGTAAATACGGTAAAATGTCTGATCCAATAAGGATAGCCAATAAAGAGGGTATCGATAGTAACGAGTTTATTAAAGATCTTAAAAGCGTAACTAACAATGAAATAGAAATAAAATCTATACCTCCTAAAACATCACCTAATCCTAGCGGAAAATATTTCCTTTTTCAATTTAATTACGAAGAAAATGAAATTGGTATACTTCTAGCCAGCGGAGGCAATAAGGGTAATAAGTTTGAAACTGTAGTAGCTAACGACCTGCAAAAGTTTATAGAAGGTGAAAAAGATTTTACTTATCAATCTTTGATTGAAAATATGATTAAGGAATTTAAGTTAACTCCTACTAATTTTGAAATTAAAGAAGAAGGAAGTAGAAATCAAAGCAGACCTTTAATATTTACCCCAGACGGACCTTTATTAGGAACTCCAATTAAAAGTGATGGAGATGCACAATCTATAGCGGAAACTTTAACTGATCTAACTTTAATAGTAAATAATAAACCAATTTACATATCCCTTAAATTTGGCTCTACATTAACTTTTTTCAACCCTGGTGTTAAAAAGATATTTACTGAAGAAGATATCAAATCAGGTAAGATTAAGACTGAAAGCGGTATTGCATTATTAGAGACATTAGGAATAGATAATGAATTATTTTGTAGAGTATTCAACGAGTATGGGGAAGATGGATCAGGAACAAATTTCAGGGAGTACCACAAACTAGCAAATGCTGACCCAGAAAAACTGTACAATTTATTACACTCAGGTATAGGACACGGCTACTACATGTTAAAAGGTAGTGACTCAGGTGATACGAATTTATTTTTAGTAACTGAGGAGTACGTAAAAAAAGCATCAAGACCTACCTCAGGCGTCACTATACGTTACGGAGGAAAAGGAGGAACCGCAAAAAGAGTTGATATAGTATTTACAACAGCAGTCTATAGAATGACACTGAATATACGAAGTAAAAGTAAAAAGGTAGCTCCTACTAATATGATGGGAGACTATAAACCTATTTAGTTATGGCACAAGACATAAAAAAAATAATAGCACAAGAGTATATCAAGTGTGCTAAAGATCCAGCATATTTTATGCGGAAATACTGTTATATACAGCACCCTACCAGAGGACGTATATTATTTAATCTATACCCCTTCCAGGAAAAAGTACTACATCTTTTTAGAGATAATCAATACTTAATTACTTTAAAATCTAGACAGTTAGGTATCTCTACTCTAGCAGCAGCATATAGTCTATGGTTAATGTTATTTCATAAAGATAAGAACGTACTTGCTTTAGCAACTACTCAAGCAACTGCACGTAACTTAGTTTCTAAAACTATGTTTATGTATGACCAGTTACCTAAATGGTTAAAGCTGCCTGCAGTAGAAAAAAATAAACTATCTTTAAGGTTAAAAAATGGATCTAAAATTACAGCTAAATCTTCTAACGCCGACGCTGCAAGGTCAGAGGCAGTATCATTACTACTTATCGATGAAGCAGCCTTTATTGATAACATTCAAGAAACGTTTACAGCAGCACAACAAACGCTAGCTACAGGTGGACAATGTATGGCTTTATCAACACCTAACGGTATAGGAAACTGGTTTCACCAAACTTGGGATAAAGCAGAATCAGGTGAAAATAGTTTTTTACCTATTAAGTTACCTTGGACAGTACATCCTGAAAGAAATCAAAAATGGAGAGAACAACAAGATCAAGATTTAGGTCCACGTATGGCAGGACAAGAATGCGATTGTGATTTCTTAGCATCCGGGGATACAGTATTTGAACCAGATGATATGATGTTCTATGAACAAACTTACTTAAAAGAGCCTTTAGAAAAAAGAGGAGTAGATACTAATTTATGGATTTGGGAAGGTGTGGACTATACTAAATCGTATATGGTAGTAGCAGATGTAGCTAGAGGAGATTCTGCTGATTACTCTGCATTCCATATTTTTGACGTTGAAACTTGTACACAAGTAGGAGAATATAAAGGCAAACTTTCACCTAAAGATTACGGAAACGTACTTGTAGGTATAGCAACAGAGTACAACCAAGCACTTTTAGTAGTTGAAAATGCAAACATAGGATGGGCTACTATAGAGCAGATAATGGAAAGACAGTATAGTAATTTATATTATAGCTCTACCTCTCAAATGGAAACAGTAGAATCATATATGTCCAAATTTGAAAGAGATAAACTAGTACCCGGATTTACAATGTCAGTTCGTACAAGACCACTTGTCATAGCTAAAATGATAGAGTATATTAGGGAAAGAGGTGTCACTATACAATCTAAGAGGTTAATAGGTGAAATGAGAGTATTTGTATGGAAGAATGGAAAACCACAAGCACAGATTAACTACAATGATGACTTACTAATATCATGTGCAACAGCACTATACGTAAGAGATACAGCATTAAGATTAAGACAACAGGGTATGGACTTAGCAAGAGCACAACTATCCTCCTTTCAGAATCTTAACGCAAAAAATAAAGCTGTAATGAAATCAGTTGGAAGTCAGCAAAATAATCCTTATCTTATAGATAACGGCTTTGGTGAACAAGAAGATATATCTTGGTTATTATAAAGGAGCTATTTATAATATATACTGAATCAAAATATTCATTGAATGGCAGATAAATCACTATTTGGAAGACTACAAAGACTCTTCTCTTCTGATGTAATCATTAGAAACATTGGAGGTACTGAATTAAAAGTAGCAGATGTTAATCAAATACAGACTACTGGAAATTTTGAAACTAACTCTTTAGTTGATAGATTCTCTAGATTACATATATATAATAATAAAAATTTATTTAATCCTAGCATTAATTACCAAACTCTTCGTATACAATTATACTCGGACTATGAAGCAATGGATACAGACCCTATTATAGCATCAGCATTAGATATACTTGCTGACGAAGCTACACTAAAGAATGATATGGGGGAAGTACTATCAATAAAATCCTCAGATGAAAACCTTCAAAGAGTTCTTTATAATTTATTTTACGACGTATTAAACATTGAGTTTAATTTATGGTCTTGGGTTAGAGGAATGTGTAAGCATGGAGATTATTTCTTAAAATTAGAAATAGCAGAAAAATTTGGTGTATACAATGTACTTCCCTATACTGTTTATAATATGAACAGACACGAAGGTGCTGACCCAGAGGAACCATCTAAAGTTACTTTTACAATAGATCCAAATGGATTAGCATCTACTCAAGATCCTAATTATATTCCTAAAAGAGATAATAATGTTATAGCATTAGATAATTACGAAGTAGCTCACTTTAGACTTATATCGGACCACCAGTACCTTCCTTACGGTAGATCCTTTATTGAACCAGCTAGAAAAATATACAAACAACTTACTTTAATGGAAGATGCGATGTTAATACATCGTATTATGAGAGCTCCTGAAAAAAGAACATTCTTTGTAAATGTAGGTTCTATACCTCCAGCAGAAGTTGATCAGTTTATGCAAAAAACTATCAACACTATGAAAAAGACTCCTTATGTTGATCCAAAAACCGGACAATATAATTTGAAGTTTAATATGCAAAATATGATGGAAGACTTCTATATCCCAGTTAGAGGTGGAGATGCTTCTACTAGAATAGAGACTACCAAAGGACTAGACTACGATGGAACAAATGATATTCAATATCTACAAGCTAAAATGTTTGCTGCTCTTAAAATACCAAAAGCATATTTTGGATATGAAGGAGATTTAAGCGGTAAAGCTACATTAGCAGCAGAAGATATTAGATTTGCTAGAACAGTCGAAAGAATTCAAAAAATCGTAGAATCTGAATTAACTAAAATAGCACTAGTTCATCTATACACTCAAGGCTTTACAGGAGAAAGCTTAACAAACTTTGAAATAAACCTTACTAACCCGTCAGTAGTATACGAACAAGAAAAAGTAGCACTGCTAAAAGAAAAAATAGATTTAGCAAATCAAATGAAAGACTCTAAGATGTTCTCTACAGATTATATATACGATAATATATTTAATTTATCTGAAGATCAATATAATGAAATGAGAGATTTAGTACGTGAAGATGCTAAAAGGACATTTAGAGTTGCTCAAGTAGAAGCAGAAGGAAACGATCCAGCAAAATCAGGAAGATCCTACGGTACACCTCACGATTTAGCATCCATGTACGGAAGAAGAGCTACATCAACAGAGAAAGGTGGAGGACCTGGTAGCGTCCCTCCTGGATATAACGAGATAGGGCCTGAAGGAGGAAGACCTAAAGAAAAAGCATCGATATACGGTACAAATAATGATCCCATGGGTGGAAGAGATAGATTAGGAGTTCACGGTATGCACGGAGGATTCGAATCAGACAATGAAAATGTTGCTGAAACAAACACAACTAAAGCTCAAACTATATATCATCAAATAAAAGATTCTTTTAATCAAAAGAAAGAAATGATATTTGAAGAGCAAAAAGAAACCACTTCTAAACTATTAGATGAAAATCAACTTAAAGATTTAGAGGACTAACCCATATTTATATATAGTAACCGTATATTATGAAGATAAAACATTCAAAGTTTAAAAATACTGGTTTAATTTACGAACTGTTGGTTAAACAAATAGCTGCTGATACATTGTCAAAGAATGAATCAGCCGCAGTAGGTATATTAAAAAAGTACTTCGGCGGAAATACTGTAATAGCAAAAGAGCTAAAACTGTACGAATATATACTTAAAAATAATAGCCTTAGCGAAGCTAGAGCCGAAACAGTAGTTTCTACTATAACAGAAATATCTAGAAAACTTAATCAAAAAAGTTTAAAGGAATTTAAATATAAACTTATTTCTGAAATTAAAGAAAACTATAACATCGAAGACTTCTTCGCAATTCAGGTGAGAGATTATAAACCTTTAGCTGCTCTATATTGTTTATTAGAAGCACAAAATAATAATACCTTAGTTAACCCTGAATTTTTAGTTAATAATAAATTAACTGTATTAGAGCATTTAACATCAACAGAAGTTGATAAAGAATCAGTTAAAGATACATTGATAGAAGAGTATTCTAAATATGATAAAGATTTAAGATTATTAACATATAAGATACTATTAGAAAAATTTAATTCTAACTACAAAGACCTTCTACCAGAACAAAAAAATATTCTAAAAGAATTTATTACTTCGGTAAACTCTAAAACAAGGCTAAGGACTTTAGTTAATGAAGAAGTAGAGAAGATCAGAAAAGAAGTAGACATACTAGCAGATAAGATCAAAGACGAAGTAATAAAAATAAAATTACAGGAAGTAACTAAAGGTATTAAAACTTTAAAGAAAACTGATAAAATTAATGATAACCACCTTATTAACTTAATGCAATATTACGATCTAGTAAACGAAATGCGTAAACTATGAAACGTAGTAAATTAATTAAAGCAGTAAGAGAAGTTATAGAAGAAATGAGTACGACAGCTGGAGTAGGTGGCTATCAAACTCCATTTGCTTTTAAAAAAGGCAATAGCAAAAATAGCGCAACTAAACAAGCTGAAAGGCTTGGTTATAAAACTGTGAAACAAAAAAAAAGACCTTATAACACTAAAATGTTTGATTATCTAGATGAAAACGTTAACTGAAAAATACAGAGGAGTACTAAACGAAACTTTTAATAAAAAGCAATTTGTTAGAGATGCTCGCATGGCATGGCCAAATTTAATATCTCAATTCAACGGATTTGAAGATACCATACAGATCCTTAAACAGAAAGGAATGATCTTTGAAGCTCCTAAAAAGGAAGTAGAAGTGCACAACTTATCTGATGAAGCGATAAGAAGGGGTACGGATTACGAACTTGAAGCTATGGGCTTGATGTCTCAAGATAAAATCTCAGAAGAAGACCAGGTGAAAGCTAAAGATAAAGCAATTAAAAATTTAGAAAAAGATTCTCTACACTATATTAATATATTATCAGGAGAATCTTCTAAAGTAGATAAGCACGATAAATCTGTTGAAGCTAAAAAAGGAAATGAGGTAGATACTTTCAACGGGATGAAAAAAGCTGAACTAAAAGAGAACTACACTAAAGAAAAGCTTCTAAAAAGATTAGGTGATGCAGACGATGCACGCATTCAAACAGGAAATGGAAGAGAGTATATAATTTATAATCCTAATTCTAACAATGACGACAATGCTGCAATGTGGCATGATACCTCAGTTTTTGCCTTAGATAGAGACGGAGGCGAGCATGAAATAGATTATACAGATATAGGATTGGTTATGGTACAAGAAAGTAACCAAGAAGAAGCAATTGCTAATTTTATTATTAAACATTATACAAACCCTAAAACAGGTAAGAGTATAATTGATGATGAAATTATAGGTGACTTTTTCAAAACTCACCCTGAATCAAGAAACCAAGAACCTCAAGATGCATTAGACAACTTTGAAGAATTCTTATCAGTAAATTACGAATTACCTGGAGACTACATGCAAGAAAAAGTTGCTAACTCTGTAGAAGACGTAATCGACCCAGCAGACTATGGAGCAATTGGAGCTGGATATCTAAAAGGGTTTAATAGACCTCATTCACTTAACCTTGATCAATTAGAAACGTTAGGAAGAAAAGTAGTAGACAGCCTCTATAAAGGAGACTTTGATGCAGCTAAAGCTAAATTTGTAGGTGAAGCAGCGATAAATGTAGAAGATGTAACACAAGAAGCTATGTCTGATCAACAAATGAAAGATATAGAAAAGTACGGTCAAGAGGATAAGGTAGTTAAAGTATTTAAACCTGGAGATAAATTCTCCACAGACTTTGATTACGAAGGTATGTTAGAGTTTGGATTAAAAGTAAGACTTAACACACCTATTAATACCCTACAAGCTTTATTTGACTCATTTGAAGATGTAAACTATCACTCAGAAGGAAGCCATTTATCTTATGCAATAGATGCTATAAAAGAAAGAGATAAAGTTGAAGCTTTAGATCATTTAAGAAGCTTTAAAAAAGCAATTAAGAATACATTAGTCAGTTTTAATGAAGGAGCTGATCCTAATAGGAATCAACTAGAAGAGACAGAAGCAGTAATTGATGAAGGTAGAGGGGATTTAGATACTATCGTAAGAGTTATTACTGATATGGCTAATGAAGACGGCATAACACCTAAAGAAGCAGCTTTAGAAGTAATAGAAGCAATTAGAGATGCATATATAATTGATGCTTACGATGAAGGAGTTGTTAATGAAGGAAGAAAATCCAAAACATACGGCAAGATATCAGAAGGTAGAAGAAAAAAATCTACTGGAGGTAAAGTTGTTACTGAAAACGATTATGAAACTGGAGGATATGTTGAAAGTATGGGACCTTTATTTGATAAAGGTGTTAACCTGTTAATAAAAGCTTGGGAAGAGTGGAAGATGGGACCAATGACAGAGCCGGGTATGATAGAATTCGCTAAAAAAGACGTACTTAATTACTTAGAAACTCAATTTATGGTTGAGAATCTAGAAGAAAAGAAAGGAAAAGATCACGATGGTGATGGAGATGTAGACGGAGACGATTACATGGCAGCAAAAGATAAAGCTATTAAGAAAGCAACAGGTAGAGATAAAATAGTTAAAGAAAATATTAAAGCTATTATTACTAAGGTACTAGAAGAAGGTACTATAAATGAAGCAGCAACTAACGAACTAGCTAAATTTGCAGATCAGTACGGAGGATTCGCAGGAATGAAGCAAGCTATTATTCAACTACAAGACGTAGTAACAGATATAGAATCATATTACGACAAAACAAGAAATAAGATACAGAAAGTATACGATACATTGGGTGATATTAGAAATGAAGAAGGATTAAAGGTTGGAGGTTTTTTAGCTCCTTCTATTGAATCAGCATTCAATAAAGACCTAAGACCGGTTACTAAAGCAGGATTTACTAAAGGGTTAGATACACCTAAAGTTAAAGTTATATCTCAAAGAGATATAGACAGAAACAACTCAGGTGAAGCTCCACTAGGAGAAGATGAAAAACCAACAGTATTCTCACCTCCTGTAAACGGAACATTAAGAGAAGGTAATAAACAATAACTATGGCACAACTATTAATAGAAGTAACACCATTTAACTCTATACTAAAGGAATCAAAAGAGAAACCGGGGGTATATGAGGTTGAAGGTATTATGCAAAGAGCAGTATCAAAAAACCAAAATGGTAGAACCTATAGTAAGGCTATTTTAGAAAGAGAATCAGAAAAGTACATTGAAGAGTTTGTTAAGAATGGGAATGCATTCGGAGAACTTGATCACCCTGAATCTCCAATTGTCTCCTTAAAGAACGCCTCTCATATAGTAAAAGAGTTATGGTGGAAAGGAAACGACCTTATGGGACGTGTAGAATTACTTAATACACCAGCAGGAAATATTGTAAAAGAGATAATTAAAGCAGGACATACCATCGGTATTTCCTCTAGAGGTACAGGATCAGTTAACCAGACCAACGAAGGTACTTTAGAAGTCCAACCGGACTTTGAATTAGTATGTTGGGATTTTGTTTCTAATCCATCTACACATGGGGCATTTATGAACCCAATAGCTCTTCAAGAAGGAAAAATGAAAGCTTCTAAGTATGGTAACTTAGATTCTATAATTAACGATATATTAAGGGCCTAATGATAACATTATCTGAACTTATTTTAGAAAGCGACGAAACTCAACTAGGATCTGAATTAGCTAAAGCGATAGAAGCTGAATTTGGAGAAGAAGGAGATGTTAATGAAGTTATAACCACAGTTGGTATACTATCATGGGCATTAGCTTCTAATACAGTTATAGATATACTAGGTAAATACGCAGCAAAAGGTTTTAAGAAACTGGGTTTAGACAAAACAGCAGATAAAGCTGATGCCGTACACAAATGGGCACACAATAATGAAGTTAATATAGTAAAAGCAATCAGCGGCTTTATGAAACCATTTATAAAGGATGAAAAAAAGAGACAATTAGTTGCTAAAGGATTATTTATTGCTATGTTAGCAGGATTAGGCGTAAAAGCCGGAATAGGTGCTCTAAACGCTTTAAGAGGAGCAAACGTAGCCACAGCTACAATATCAGCAATAAAAGCAGCACTAAAAGGAAGAGATATTGCAGTCGTTGGCGCTGAAATAGCAGGAGCAGTTGTAGCATCTACATAATCACCAAGTTTTATTTAGTTTTTCGTAAATAGTATATATTTATATACGAATATACAGTCATCTATACTGTATTAAATTTGTAAAAACTTTCCTATTACGATTACAATAATCGTAGAAATCAAACAAAATTATTAAAATGGCAAACAAAGATTTATTCAAGCAAGCTATTGCTGAAGCTAAATCTATCAGAGAAGCCGCTATTGCTAACGCTAAGGAAGCTTTAGAAGAGTCGTTAACTCCACATCTTAAGGATATGTTAGCTGCTAAACTTCAAGAAATGGATGATTCATCTGTTGAAGAAGAAGTAGTAAACGAAACTGAAGAAGTAGAAGAAGCTGTTGAAGAAACAGTAGAAGGAGAAGATCACTCAGATGAAGCACCTATGGAAGAAGTATCAGTGGAAGAAGCTGAAGATGAAGCAGAAGAAGTAGATGCAGAAGAAGCAGAGGATGACTCAGAAGAATCTGAGGACGAAGCTGGAGAATTAGAAGACGAAGAAGAAGTAGAGGTAAAGGACATGGAAGTGGACGACCTTAAAGATCTTATTCGTGACATTATCGCATCAGAAATGGGCGGTGGTGAAGAAGAACTAGGCAACGACGACATGGATGCTGGTGCAGAATTTGAACCTGAAGGTGATATGGAAGCAGGAGCAGAAGATGAAGAAATTGATTTAGACGAATTATTAGCCGAGTTAGAATCAGCATCTAACGAGGAAGTAGAAGAAGAAGTAACTGAAGAAATTGAAGAAGGAGAAAAAGAAGTTAAAAAAGAAGAAGTCAAGGAAGAAAATTCTGAATTGAATGAAGCTTTATCGACTATCTCGACTCTTCAGAATCAATTACAAGAAGTCAACCTTCTTAACGCAAAACTTTTATATGTTAATAAAGTGTTTAAGTCTAACAACTTAAATGAAGCACAGAAAGTTAACATTATTGCTGCTTTTGACAAAGCTGAAACAGTTAAAGAAGTAAAATTAGTATTCGAAACTGTTTCTGATAACATTGTAGCTAAAAAACCTGCAAAGGTTAATGAAAGCAAATTAGGTATGGCTTCTAAAGCTACCGGAACTACTGCTGCTAAACCAGAAGTAATTTCAGAAGTATCTAATGCAGTTAAAAGAATGCAAAAATTAGCTGGTATTATTTAATTATTAAAAAAACCAAAAAAAACTTAAATCATGGAAATTAATTCATTATTAGAAAGCGCAAACGGATATAAAGCTCTTGCAGAAGATGCTAAACGTTTGGCTGACAAATGGTCTGCTTCCGGTTTACTTGAAGGATTGAAAGGCAAAGAAGCTGACACAATGTCAATTATGCTAGAAAATCAAGCAAAACAAATCGTAGCAGAGCAATCATCGACTGGTACTGGTGCAATAGGTGCAACAGGAGCAGGAAACGAGCAATGGGCTGGAGTAGCTTTACCTTTAGTACGTAAAGTATTCGCTCAAATCTCATCTAAAGACTTTGTCTCTGTACAACCAATGAACCTACCTTCAGGTCTAGTATTTTATCTAGACTTTAAATACGGTACTGCTGGACACGGAAACAGTGGTAACATGTACGGTAACGTAACTGAAGCTGGAAACAAAATGGGAACTGATGTTGACGTATCTGGAGGTCTTTACGGAGCTGGAGCATACGGATATTCTATCGCAACTGCTTCTTTAGCATTATCAACTCAGTCTACTGGGTCTGTAGCTATGGATGTAGAAGACGTTAATTTTAACAACGGTATCACATTAAGTGGACTTAAAAAAGTGAACGTTGCTTTATCAGGTCTTGCTGCAGGATACGACGCAGAAGGTATTAGAGCATTTAGATTGATTTCTCAATCTGTAGATATTACTGACTACCCGGAGTATACTAAAGTAAACGGATCTAACTTAGAATTCGTAGTTAAAGCTGCTTCAGTAAGCGAAGGATTTAACGGTGCAGTAAAATATCACATGCAACCAACTGATAGTACAAGAGGTGACTTTGAAGACACAACCGGAGCTATCAATATCCCAGAAATTAACGTTGAGTTAAAATCTGAGGCTGTTGTTGCTAAGACAAGAAAATTGAAAGCACAATGGACACCAGAGTTCGCTCAGGATCTTAATGCTTATCATTCAATTGACGCTGAAGCTGAACTTACTTCTTTATTGAGTGAGTATATTTCAATGGAAATTGATCTTGAAATCTTAGATATGTTGATCGGTGGAGCTGCAACTACTGAAAAGTGGTCTGCTCAAAACAACAGAATCTGGAACGGATCTGGTTGGGCTAACGCTGGATCAGACTTTTACAATACTCAAGGACAATGGTTCCAAACATTAGGAACTAAAATCCAAAAAGTATCTAACAAAATTCACCAGAAAACTTTAAGAGGTGGAGCAAACTTCCTAGTATGTTCTCCTTCTGTAGCAACTATCTTAGAATCTATTCCAGGATATGCTGCTTCAACTGACGGAGATCAGGCTGAATTTGCAATGGGTGTACAAAAAGTAGGCGCATTAAACGGTAGATATAAAGTATACAAAAACCCTTACTTAACTGAAAACACAATCTTAGTAGGATTTAGAGGTGGACAGTTCTTAGAAAGTGGTGCTGTATATGCTCCATATGTACCATTAATCATGACTCCTCTAGTATACGATCCATCTACCTTCACTCCAAGAAAAGGTATCATGACTCGTTACGCGAAGAAAATGATCAGACCAGAATTTTACGGTAAAGTATATGTTTCTGATTTAGGAACAATATAGAGTACTGTATTTTATTGGATTAAATTGAGAGGGGCTTTTTTAGCCCCTTTCTTTTTTTATTTAGTATTGAATTACTATTTATTAATATACTAATAGTAAACGTTATTTCCATATGTCTTCAAAGCATCATACAGACGAGGTCTTTGTCTCTAAAAGAAGGCCAAAAGGTCCTATCAAGTTTAACGTTTCTTTAAACGAAGAACAAAAACAAGCAAAAAGTTCAATTTTGGAATCTCCCATAACCGTTCTTAAAGGAATGGCAGGAAGCGGAAAAACTTTAGTTGCTACTCAAGTAGCTTTAGACTTACTTTTTACAAAGAGAGTAGAAAAAGTGATAATAACACGTCCAACAGTATCAAAAGAAGATATAGGATTCCTCCCAGGAGATATACAGCAGAAAATGGATCCTTGGTTAGCTCCAATTTATCACAACTTGTATATGTTATACAATAAAGAAAAAGTAGATAAAGAAATAGAAAAAGGTACTATTGAGATAGTTCCATTTGCTTTTATGAGAGGTAGAACATTTGTTAACTCTTTTGTAATAGTAGATGAAGCTCAAAATGTAACACATAGCCAGATGGAAACAGTAGTCGGAAGATTAGGAAAAGGTTCAAAAATGGTAATTTGTGGGGACATTGCTCAAATAGACTTAAAAGATAAAAGAGAAACTGGATTTTCTTTTTTAGCTAGGTTAGAAGAACAGGTCGAAGGGTTTGTAATACATTCATTACTGAAAAATCACCGACATGAAATAGTAACACCAATACTTAAGGTATACAAGACATTTAGAGATTAGAACATTACAGCTATCTTATTACAATACCTTACTATTTATTATAAAACTATAGACGATGCCTAATATTAACATTTGGAATGGATCAAGTAACTTCTCCTCAGGTCAAACACCTTTTGGATTTTACGATTCTGATATTGAATTCTCAACAGATGCTGACAAAGTAGCTAAATTCTGTGCAACACGACTAGGTTACCCGTTAATGGATGTAGAGCTCCAATCAGGCTCTCTATATGCCTGCTTTGAAGAAGCAGTAACTGTGTACGGTAACGAAGTCTTTCAATATAAGATTAGGGAAAATTATTTATCATTTGAAGGTGCTCCAACAGGTAGTACAGCAAATAACCAACTAGTTGAACCTAATATTAATCGTTTTGTACAAATAGCAAAAAATTATGGAACTGAAGCTCTTGTAGGAGGAAATGTAACACTGCACACAGGAAGTGTAGAATTAACAGGTTCAGTCCAAAATTATAACATGAATGACTGGGCAACCGCTGAATCAATCACAGGAGGTATAGAAATAAGAAGAATTTTTTACGAAGCTCCGCCTGCTATAACAAGGTACTTTGATCCTTATGCAGGAACTGGTACCGGAACAATGTCTATGATGGATCAATTTGGCTTTGGTAATATGAGCCCAGGAGTAAACTTTATGTTGATGCCTGCATCTTACGATGTATTAAAGACACAAGCAATAGAATTTAATGATCAAATAAGAAAATCAACATTTTCTTTTGAATTAGTTAATAACCAATTAAAAATATTCCCCATACCTAACAATCCAGGTAAGTTGTATTTTGAATATATGAAACTTAGCGATAAATCAGCACTAAATTTTGATTCAAATACTGGTAATATTACAACAGTATCTGAAGTTCCATACAGTAACCCAGAATATAACCATATAAACAGTGTGGGTAGACAGTGGATATTTCAATTTACTTTAGCTCTAGCAAAAGAAATGCTAGGATACGTTAGAGGTAAATACCAAACAGTACCTGTACCTGGATCTGAAGCTTCTCTTAATCAAGCAGACTTATTAACAGATGCCAGAGCAGAAAAAACTGAACTATTAACAAATCTTAGAAGTATGTTATTGGAAGCATCAAGAGGAGCACAGATGGAAGCACAAGCACAAGAGTCTGACTTCTTAAGAGCTACATTAGCACAAGTTCCAATGACAATACATGTAGGCTAATGAAGTTATTAACGATTATAGAGCAGATAGTATTTAATACCTATGAAGGTATGGTACGAGTAATGTATAAAGAAGGTGAAAGCGAAGATTTAGCGGAGCTATTACGCGCTTTACCGGGGATTACCACCGTTACTAATGCCGGTTCATCATCGGAAATGACAACAATGACTTTTAAAGTAAAGTTAATCACACAGAAAGAAGGAAAAGAAGCATTTGAATCATTTAAACAGAATGCTACCAGTAAATACCCTAGTATAATAAAGATAGAAATAGCTAACGAAACTATAGAAGAGAAGTAATGATATTTGGAAGCAGCAGAGACTTTGATTTATTGGTAAACATTAACAGGGAGCTGTTAAAAGATATTGTTGAACAAGAAATACTAATATATAAATTAAGTATAACTGATACTTCAACAAATTTATACGGTGAAGCACTAGAAAAAACCTATATGGAACCTGTTAAGTTCAATTGTTTAATTACTAGAGGAGATCAAGTAATGGACATTAATGAATTAGGACCAGATTTAGGTAGAAATGCCTCATTTGCTCTTTTAAAACAAGACTTACAGGATGTACAATTAGTTACTGAGGTTGGAGATATTATAATGTGGCATGAAGATTACTACGAAGTAGATTTAGTTAAGGAGAACCAGTTATTTTACGGTAGAAACAACGACTATAATGTAGAAAGAACAGCAGGATACGGTTCATCTATATCTATTGTGTTAGATTGCCACTTAACCAGAGCAGATCGAGTTGGAATTGCTAGACAAAGATTGTAATTATGGCTAGAAAAAACAAACCAATACCAAAAAAACAAGCAGAACTATTGCAAAAGCAAATAGATCCAATACTGCCTACAGGAAAACCAGTAATACCTAATAATAAGAAGAGAGAAAATCAAATTAGTGTCAAGGGGGATACTGTAAAACGTTTTACGGTGGGTTTAAGAGATATAGATGAAACTATTATCTATTACTTTAACAATGTTATTAAACCATCAGTTATACAAAATGGTTCCAAAGTAAACGTACCTGTCTTATACGGATCACCTGAAAGATGGAAATCAGTTCAAAAAGACGGGTTTTATAGAGATAAAAACGGTAAGATACAAGCTCCTCTCATTATATTTAAAAGAGATTCAGTAGAAAAGAATAGAACACTTGGAAATAAGGTAGATCCTAACAATCCAGTTAACTACGGCTTATTTAAAAAACAGTTCTCTAAGAAAAACGTATATGATAGATTTAGTGTAGTAACTAATAGACAGCCTATTGAAGAATACTATGGTGTAATTATACCGGAATACGTAACTCTTACCTATTCTTGCGTTATATTTACAGATTATATAGAGCAAATGAATAAAATAGTAGAATCTATCAACTATGCATCAGATGCTTACTGGGGAGACCCAGAAAAATTTAGTTTTCGTGCTAGAATAGATGCATATACTACTACAACGGAGTTAGCACAAGGTCAAGATAGAGCAGCCAAAACTACATTTACTTTAACATTAAATGGTCATATAATACCTGACAGTATTAATGCTTCTCTAGCAGGAATGAATAAATTTTACTCTAAATCTTCAGTAACATTCGGATTAGAGATGGCAGGAAACTTAGAACAGTTAGTAGCTAAATCTAATACTAAGGAATCTGATAATGATTATAGATTCTTCGATCAAGGTACATTAGGAGTACAGAGTTTCGGTATGACAAACGAACAAATTAACTACGTAAGCTTAAACAATACCTTTGTAGCAGATTTTACAACAAGCAACACCGCAGTATTTAATAATAAACAAATCATTGATTCTCCAGCAGGATTTGAAACAGGAATCTCGAAATTTGCATTATTTATTAACGGATTAGTTATCCCAGCTGATTATTTTTCAGTAATACAGTCAGGAAACAACGTATCTGCAGTAATACAAACAGGTCAAACAGAGTATTCACTAGATACTGGGGATGAAGTTGTATTAAGTGGTAAATTAAAGCAAATATAAGACATGGCATTAATACATTGGAAACAGATTGATGGTGACTTAAGCGGCTCAAGAGTTTTAACAGGAAGTCTTGTAGTTTCTGGAACAATATCCGCAGATGAATTTATAGGAATAGATCCATCAGCTATATTTACCGGATCTATATCAGCATCAGTAGCTCCTACAGGGAATGTCTTTACAATAAAGAGTGGAAGCAATGATTTAGTCACCGTAGACGAAAATGGTAACGTAATAGTAGAAGGATCTTTAACAGCACAAGAATTTTATACAGAAATAGTTAGTGCTTCTATTTTATTTGAATCAGGATCATCATTATTCGGTAATTCATTAGATGATACACACCAGTTTACAGGTAGTTTACTTATATCAGGATCTGATGGACATCAAATATCAGGGTCACTAACAGTAAGCACTACAGAATCAGGCTCAACAGCAATAGTTTCTAATAACACAACAGTAGGTTACCCAACTTCTAACGAATGGCAAGATAATTTAGATGGATCTTACTTTGATATATTTAATCACAGTACACATATATCTGAAATATTAAGATTTATGGCCGGTGTAATGAGTTCATCTTTA